CTAACCTTCTGTTCGCTATATATTGTACATAATCAATAAACATGTCTGAATTTAGCCCTAATATCCCTGTGGGAAGAACTTCTCTAGCGTAAGCTAGCTCTAGCTCTATTGCTGTGTCTATGTGCTCAAGCGTTTCTTTTTCAAACGTCTTTGTCCATATCTTTGGGCTATCTTCCCTAAGTCTGTTTATTAGAGTAGTTCCAAATTTTATGTGTAAACTCTCATCTCTAAGAGTGTATTGGATCTGCTCACCAATTCCCGGAAGTTTATTTTGTCTATTAAAAGAAAGAAGCATAGCAAAACCAGAGAAGAAAAAGATTCCCTCACAGATCACATAGTATGTAATAATATTTCTAAGAAATTCTCTCTTACCTTCTATTGTATTGATATTAAAGTCTGGCCTATTAATGTCACTTGTGATGTTCATTAAAAAGTCATCCTTAGCTTTAATACTAGGTATAGAATTGTAGGCTTGGTAGACCTCTCCTATTTTTAAGTTTAGAGAGTCACATACATAGACAACTGTGAGATTATGTAAACTTTCCTCATATGCTTGCCTTAGTATATATTGGCGACACTCAGGGTCGGTGACATACTTAAAGATACTAAGCAATAAGTTGTTTGCTACTAAAGACTCTGAACCAGCAAAAAAACCAAGACACCTTTTTACGACTAGCTTTTCGTCTTCCGATAGCAGGTTAGACTTCCATTGCTCAATATCCTTGGCCATTGAGATTTCAGTTGGCATCCAGTTATTAGCTGCACCGTCGATAAACAGATCCCATGCCCATTTGTTTGTGTGGGGAAGTATTTGATTAACTACTGCAACTTTATCAGATATTATTTCCTTGCTCTTTTTCATCTTGCTTAATTCTTTCTATGATCTGCATAATTAAATCTTTTACTTTTTCCAGCTCTGTCTCTCTCAGCTCTAATCTATACTTAAGAGGTGAGGTTTGTGACTGTCTATATTCTTCAAATCTCATTGGCAACTCTCACAGTCTGGGTCTAAAACAGAACATGCCTTTGGCTGATTAATTATACCTTGACTTTTTTCAGATATTGTAGACTTCTCTAGTCTGGTTGCAGCCTTGCTTCTTAGATAATAAGTTGTTTTTAGCCCTTCTTCCCACGCAAGCATATACATATCATTAAGATATTTTAGACTCTCATGCTTGTTATACAGGTTTAGAGACTGCCCCATATCAATCCACTTTTGCCTTGCTGCTGCTGCCTTAATAAGTGTTTCATAACTAACATCAAATGCATTTTTAAATTCATTTTTAAATGCGTCCGGCAAGTCTACAAGCGCAGTCACGTCTCCATCTACACTCTTTAGAGCATCGACCAAAGCCTGTGACCATAGGCCATTCTTTTTAGCTAATTTCACGAAGTGCTCATTGACCATAGTGAATTCACCACTAAGGGTGGAGTAAACATAAAGTACAGAGTAGTCTGGCTCAATAGACTGCGAACAACCTTGTATGTAAGATATAGTAGCTGTTGGAGCTATAGCCATCACATTACTATTTCTCATACCATATTCAGATACTAAATCTCTTACTGACTTCCACTCGTCTAGTGTCTCATAAAGAGTATAGTCCTCTAGCACACAAGGCGTTTTGACTCTCTGATTTTTCATCTCACAATACGTGTCGATAGGAAAATTTCCTTTATCCCATTCTGAACCACCGAAGGTCGGGTACGTACCCTTCTCCTTAGCGATCATAGCAGATGTCTTAATGGCATGAAGTGAGATAAATTCTTGTACTCTATCACATAGGGACACGGCTTCTGGACTATCGTAGTCAATACCTAGCTTGTGTAGTACATCGTGCGTTCCCATGACCCCTAATCCTACAGGCCTATTCTTTAGGTTCGATTCTCTAGCCTCGTCGGTAGGATAAAAATTAAGATCAATAACATTGTCTAAACCTTTGACAGCTACCTCTACTGTTTTTTGAAGTTTTTTCCAGTCTATAGTTCTGACCTTGACATGATTTGAAAGGTTTATACTAGCTAGATTACAGACAGCGGTTTCTCCAAGTTCAGATAGCTCTCCTTCGTTATAAACACTCGGCTTTGTATGTAGGAGTATTTCGGTGCATAAGTTAGATGAATGGACAACTCCGACGTGCTTGTTGCTATATCTGATATTAGAAGGATCTTTGAAAGTAATCCAAGGATGACCCGTTTCAAACAGTGCCTTAAGACATTTTTTCCAAAGGTCTTTTGCCGGCATTTTTCTGAATACTTTAATTTCTCCCTGATCAGCAAGCTCAATATATTTATTATATGCTTCTGAAAATTGTTCACCATATAGCTCATGCAAACTAGAACACTCTGCCGGATCAAATAAATACCAATCTCTTTCGTCTTTTACCCTTTGTATAAACTCATCACATGTCCACAAAGCAGTATTCATGTCATGACATCTTCTTCTATCGTCTCCAGTGTTTTTCCTAAGCTCTAAGAAGTCTTCTATATCATAGTGCCAGACCTCTAGGTAGGCACAGCCAGCACCCTTACGTTTGCCTCCTTGGTTCACAGCTACAAGAGTATCATTGAATATTTTAAGCCAAGGAACAAGACCAGAAGAGTTCCCATTCGTGCCTTTTATGTAAGAGCCAGATGCTCTGATTGAAGACCAATCAACCCCTAACCCTCCAGCATATTTAGATAACCTTGCCTGTCCGTGTATAGTGCCGAAGATGCCGTCTATTGAGTCATGCACAGTACTTAAATAACATGAAGAAAGTTGAGACCTGTTGGTGCCGCTGTTAAATAATGTGGGAGTAGAAGGAGAATATCTGAACTCTGACATCATGTCATATATTTCAAGTGCTTTCTCTTCTTTATTCTCCTCATTAAGGCACAACCCCATGGCAACTCTCATGTAGAAGGCTTGAGGACTCTCCATTCTTCTGCCTTTTAGATGAACAAAATATCTGTCATATAGAGTTTGAATCCCTAGGTATTTAAATAGCTTGTCCCTATCCGGCTTTATGTTTTCTGCCAAAAAATCAAGATCATATGATAATAACTTTTTACTAAGTCTATCTTCTTTAACCATCCTTTTTATATTAGAAGAAAAATGTTTCTTATATTTAACCTGAAAATCCTCTGTGTCAAAAGCTTCTCCAAATACTTCTTTGTACAAGTTATGCAAAAGAAGTCTTGCAGCAACATACCCATAGTTAGGCTCTTTTTCTATCTTAGACCGAGCCGACATAATGAGAGCCTTGTCTATCTCTTTAGTACTTATTTTGTCATACAGCTGTATACTAGCATCAAGGACTACTTCGCTTACCGAAACGTCTTCTAAATCTCTACAAGCAATTTCAGCACACTTGTTAATCTTATCAAGATTCAGATCTTCTAATCTTCCGTTACGTTTCTTGACTCTTTTAGACATTGGCATTCCTCATTGTATAGATTATCCTAAGATGCAGAAAAAAAACTCGCCACCTGTCTAAGGTAGCGAGTTGTGATTTTTAAAAAAGCAACACATTAAGTAAGACACATAGCTTGGTCGTGGTTTTGTTAAAAAGTTAGTATAAAATAAGGTGCGACCAACGCTAATCGCTTGAAAGGCTGGAGATGTGCTGCTTTAGCGGACGTGTTTCTTGAACAGCCTCGCTCTTGTTTCTCCTAGCTTATCATATTATACACCCTGAAACAATGTGCTAAATAAAAAATATTTTTTTTGCCTCTTAAAATCTGAACTGAAAAAAGAATCCGTGAAACGGACCCGGATAAACAGGAAATGGTTGCGGCTGAATTACAACGGGAGGTTGAACAATCACAGGAGGGTAATAGGACGGAACCCTGTAGTACCTAAAGTGGGGGTTCACTGGACGATAGTAATTATACCAGCCAAAGCTATGTCTAGTCTCAACTTTTGGTCGCTGGACTTCAGGTTTAGGCTGAGGCCTTTGCCAGTCCTGTTTACCAAATCCTTGAGGGCGCTGGATAGGCACTCCGAATCCTTTTGGCAACGGTTTCGCTTCTGGTGCAGGCTTTGCCGTATTCGGCGGTTGTGGCCTTTGTGGTCTCTGAGGTGTCGGTCTCGTGAACTGTCTTGGCTGACTGCGAACAACTTGAGGTTTTTGAGGTGCTTGGATTACTTTTCTTTGCGGTGGCTCTGCAAACGCTGACGGCACAGTAAAAGCAAACATTGACATAAATAAGATAAGCTTTTTCATTTTTTTCTCCTTATAAGGTTAGATATATCCAATATATTAAACGTCATGCATAAAAAAAAGGGACGAAAAATCGCCCCTTTTCTAAAATAAAATCCATTTTATTCTGTAGGTCTTAGAGAGTCTCCGACAATCCAACTGACGCCGATGGCGGCAATAGTGTTTGCCGTATCCTCAGGAATACCAAGAGTATCATGCAGGATCACTACAATAACACTACCTACGGCAGTCCAAAATCTACGTGACTTGACCAGCACTTTAAGCTTGTCTACCATCTATGATTCTCCTTATTAAGAAATTAAAAGTCTTCTTACAATAATTATACTATGAGTTCTCTATTGGCTCAAGATTCTCACTCATTTTTTCAAGAGTCTCTACCATTTTGTCCATTTTTTGAACATCTATAGAGTGTCTCTTGTCTTGACGGTTTTGTATCTCGGTCAATATTTTTTCATAGTGATCTCTTTGGTTAACAAACTGATCGTTGAAACTGTCTTGCATTTCAGAGACCTGTTTTTGATGGCTAGGAAAAACTATCTTAGTTGTATACCACAAGTACCAGCCAAGTAAACCTGTGGCGGAAATAGTCCCCCAGTCGAAGCCGGTGATTGTGTCTCCGGCAGCGACTAAGAACGGGGGTAATACTGCGATTAATAAACTCTTCATTATTATTGCCATGCCCAAGAACAAGTTGTTCCATGTGATCTAGGATCATACTGACAAAGACTGTCTTTTCCAATCCAAGTACCGCAAATTGCATGACCTTCTGGACCAAAAGAACTTACATTCTCAAGCTGGTCTTCATAGGCCCGATGCATGGACATAGGGGCATCTGAACACAGCGTAGGGGCTACGACGCCACCAACACCGTCATCGCAATTTCCCGTTGGGTTAATTGGGACAATGTTATAAACCCAATCGCACCGAAACTGTCCACTATTAGGTCCGCTTGATCTAAATCCAGCCGTAGTAGAGTAGTTGTCTACATCAGTTATAACAACATAGCCTGAAGAAGCAGGATTAGTAGCATCGCCTCTAGCACACCAAGCAACCTTTTCAACACAGGCAAAGTAGAACTTACCATCAACATTTCCTTTGGTAGTGCAGCTTACCCACCTGTTAGGATTTGTGATTAAACCACTACCGCAGGCAGAAAATGGGTTAATCGCATCGTTGTATGTAGGAGCGCTAGTGCAACTACATCTAGTGTTGCTTCCGGGACTCATTCCACCTACTTGTATGTCTTGAGCAACAAACTGAGTTGTTATTCCTCCATAAACGTATGTGACATCATAAAAGACATTGTTTAGAGTCGCTGAGTCAATCGCAGTAATGTTAGTTGAAACATCTCCTGCTACATTCTGGTCATAAATCCCAGAGTTAATTCCAGTAAATGAAGCTGTTGGGGCTGCTGAATAACTGTTAAGAACTCCAGCCCTGACTAAAGTTTTATAATTTCTAACGCTAATAGCTTTAATTTCGGACACGTCGTCATTAGATGAGTCTGCTCCGGGAGAAACAGCATCAAAAACACTGTCGTTGTCCCCTAGGTTTGCTACTGAACCGCCAATTTCTTTATTGTAAGTTCCTGCGCCAGCCGCCTCGTTATTCAAACCCGATACGACTAACGGTAAGTCGGGGTCTGTAACGACGGCTTTAAAATCGAATACGGTTCCATCAACAGAAGAGTTCTGCCCCGCAGAGATGGCGCCTTTGTAGACGCCAAATTGCGGATCGGCAGCATTTGTTCCTGTTAAAGTACCGTCTGCATTTTGATATGCCATGATAGTACCTCTTTAAATAAAAAGTTAAGTATTGTTTACCAGAGGTATCTAGCCCCGTAACCTTGCGTACTGGCTTGGTTTCCAGAGCCGGCAGTGAATGATAGCAAACCGGGCTGCAAGTTTGTTGGGTTCGCAGCAACATCTGTTTTGAGACCTTTTAGATTCGCTGAGTCGTCGTCTCCAGCGATTGTATCCCAAGCACCAGACACAACAACTTCAGGTGTTGAAGACCATGCTCCTGTATACTCATTCCAGAAGCCTGCTCTAACGGCTGTTTTGTATAGTCTCACTCTCATAACGTCTAGCTGATGAATGGAATCTCTTCCACCTTCACTATTCGAAGCAGAGCTAATTGCTGTGGTTGATTGACCTGCAAGAGCTGTCGTTGCTCTCATAATGGTCGTGTTGTTTTTGTTGAACGTTCCTACACCAGCATCTTTGACATTTACTCCAGACACAATAGTCACAGGCTCATCAGTAGTCGCATCAATGTTTGTGAAGCGAATACTAGATACTGTCCCTGCATTAGTTATACGTCCTCCGTCATTATCGGAGTTATATACAAGTCCGTTTTGCCAAACTCCTGTGGAGGAGCCATCTGATGTTTGAAAATAATTTGAACTAGGCATTTGTTTTCTTTCTTAATAAAAAGAATGCTTATAATCCTGATAATCCTATAATATAAAATCCTACCCTAAATTATAAGTACACTAAAAGCTAAAATCTGTGTAGATTATATAACCTTAGTCCAAAAATATCTGCGTTTATGGCGGCTAAATACTGTTTTTCTAGCCATATATAGCCATTGCACACTGTTTTTATACTTGTGTGTGATTCTATAGCATTGCAGGTGAGTATATTGTCATATATATCATCGTTATGAAACCCTGCTGCGGGTATAATGAACAATGCTCCTGCATCTTCAACCATTCTGGCGATTGATATATTTTTTCTAAGCGAATATAAGTTGTGGTTTATTATAACTCTTAAATCAGCTCCATAGTCATCACAGGCTCTTTTGTGAGACTTTATATCTTTGCAGAAGTCATAGAACCTTGCGTCATCTATTAGAAATGGATTGGCTACAAGGTCTATCTTATTTGCTCCAGACTTTAACCCTATGATAGTCTCGTGCATCCTGAGCTTCTTATCAGCTCTTCCCTGAGGAAAGTCCGTAGTGGTCGAGATAGAGATTGGAATATCTCTTAAAAGGTCAGATATTTGCCTAAGTATATTTAGGCTTACGGCAATCCCGTCAAAGTTAGCATCTATAGCAGAAAAAACCTCAGCTATTTGCTCTTTATGGGTATCTGAGTATGTCTTATTGTAGTTGCAGAATTCTAGAAACATTTGATACTATATTTTGTATATTCCCTACTTTTTCATCCCCAGCAACATAATCACATAACCCAAAACGAACTGAGTCTTCAGCTGAAAGCCACCAGTCTTCCTTTGCTTCTAGTTTTCTTTTTATATAATTCTTAACCTGAGAATTACTTTTCTTATGAAAAAATTCACCTGTGCTATGGCAGACATCAGCATATAGCTCATAGCACTTTTTTCTTACAACAGCATCCCACTGAGCACTAGATATGACTTGTCTGTAAGTACCGTAGATCTCACTGAAGCCTTCGTGAACCATCCATTCGCAGTTTGGCATAGTAATCCTAAGGCCCTTCCTATGAACAGCCTGAGGGATTAAACTTCCCATAGATGCAGCTATCCCATGAGTTATTACTACGAACTCACAGCTGCTGTCTTTTATTGCATCGTATATAGCCATGCCATCATTCCAGCTACCACCAGTAGAAAGAAGGTGTAGAATAATTGGCTTATTAGAATCTGATTCAAGTAACCTTAGGTTCTTTATGAATTTCGTAGCTACTCTAAAATCTATACCATTGTCTTCGGACTCCATAGTGCTGTGAAGCAGTAGCTCTCTAGTACTAGGCAAGACGCTGTAGCTGTGCAACTCATCTAATATGTCGTTTCCTGAGCTATTTTTTTTATCATTTACCATTTAGTTTATTAGAGTCGTCCTCACCAAGGACATAACATCTCTATCTTTAAAAAGTTTTGCCACAGATATTCTAAACCTATATGGTGTCATGACATCTACAGTCTCTACGCCCATTACATTTTCTATCATTAAGACGTGCTTTTTAAGTATCTTAAAGTTTGTGTGACCTACCCAAAATTTAAAATGCGTGCTTGCAAGACTTTGCTCAGTTAGAGGAAGAACCCCAAAAGGAGTAAGTATTGTTTTGATCTTACTGAACGGGGCCAATTCTGGCTCATCTCCATAGCCGGCATATCCGTCGTCCAATTCTTCAAGCTCTTGTTGCAGAAGCTCTTGTCTTAAAATTTCTTCTTCAAGAGCATCCATTTCCTGTTCATAAACATCTACCCACTTTTCCCAATAGACCTCTGCAGACTCTGGGAACTTATTATACTCGCTCATAACGCTGTCTCTCTTTGTAACATTAACCATCTCTAAAAACATCCCTAGGGTTAACAGCAAGCTTATCCTGATCGACTAGGTCTTTGTAAGTGGTGGTATTTATTACCCATTCTTGAAGTAGGGTTTTGCAGAATGCTTGCCTTTCCGCATTGAGCCCACTCCAATTATTGAAAGCTTGAACAAAGTAATCTTCCATGGCAT